CCTGAAAATAGCATATTCTGTACTTTATTATCTAATTTCATTCCATTAAGCTCACCTCTTTCTAATGCTTTATAAACATTATCTTGGTAAAGTTGAGCTTGATGTTCTTGTTTACGTTTAGTTTCTTCTTGCTGTTGAATGCGTTGTTGAATAACTTGTTCTTGCATCTGATCTAAACGTGGTTTAAATCTTCCTGCTTTAAGCTCTAAATCACCTCTGTCTTTAAGAGCAATGATTTCTTCTTCAATTTCTTCAGGAGTACCATACTTTGTTACTTGTAAATAAGCTCTTACAATGTCTTCTTGTCCTGTTTCAGAACTAACATCAAGTTGTTTTACTTCTTCAGCAGCTGCTAGTGCACGGAACATATTCTTTAAATCTGTACCACCATTAGCTACATACTCATAAGCCTTTTGTAATTCTTGTGGAAGACTCTGATAAAAAGAAGCTGGAACTTCTTCCAATAAGCGCTCTTCTCTTTCATTGAAGTTTGCTTCAAGTAGTTCTTCCCAATCAGCTTGTGAATAGTCTTCTAGCTTTTTTCCATCATCAAAAGGAAACATCAAACCTTTTTCAATTAGTTTGTTTGCTGTTTCAATCATTACATCCTTAGTAAGTGATGGTCTACCACCAGGATTTTTTTGTGGATCATCAACAAAGCTTTCTTCTATTAACTGATTTAAATCTTCTAAAGAAGGTGTTTCAGTTGTAGCAGCAGGTTCACCAGTAACTGCTTCTGTTGCTGCAGTAGCATCATTAGCAATTGGTTTGTCAAGGAACGTTGTGTCAGTTGTAGTTGAAGAAAAGATACCTGGTTTTTTAGCATCATCTACCGTTGTAGATGAATTAGGAACCATAATGCTTTCACTCCCTACTCCTAACAAATCTTCCAGGTTATCAAATTCTATCTCCTGGACATTTGTGTTTTCATCAGCCATAATTGTTGGTTTTGTGTAATTGACTTACTATTAATATAAGCAAATTTAATAAGTTAAACATCATATATTTAATAATATAGAACTATATATTTAAAAGTTTTTTACTATATAGCTATAACTATTTCTTTTTGTTTTGAGAAGGTTTTTTAGGTGCAACATCAAATCTGTTTTTGTTTTCTTGAGCTATGTCCATGTCCATCTGCTTTATGTTAGTTTGATGATCCATCTTCTCTCTTTCTAAGTTCATCTTTTGAGAAAACTGATTGTTTTTGTTTACTTCTTTTTCTCTATCAAATCCTATAGTTTCCTGATACTCATTGGTTTTTCTCATTGTTTCCATTTGATCAGCAAAGTCAGATTGTTGATTTTGATTTAAATCTTGCATAGCTCCATATCCAGAAGATTTAATTTCAGCAACAAGAAGATCTTTTCTTCTATTCTTCTCTGCTTCTGTTGTTTCAAATTCTCTTTCAGCAGCTTTTTCTTGTGCTATAGCATCAAGTTCCATCTGTTTCATCTTCTCAGCTTGAGCATACTCTTCTTGTTTTTGTTGAGTTTGTTTGTTCTCAATCTCTTTTAAGATGTTATTAAGATGACCCATAGAGTCAGTCTGTAAGATATGTCCTAGATCATAAATAGAAGCACCTGATGTATTGTTAGATATAGCAAGTTGTTTCATCTGTTCAATGATTGTTCTATGATTAGCTTTAGTAGAACAGAATACATTTATATCTCGCATTAATAAATCAGTACCATTGATTTCAAAATTAATACGTTCATCATTAGAAGTACTTGCCTTCATACGTATAGAAGGATTGCTAGATGCATAATACTGTGCTAGATCTGTGCGCATCTGATGTACACGTGGCATTAGATGATCAGAGTGCTGTGTAAAGTAATTTTCTGTTTGTGCATATGAACCTGCAATAGCTTGCTCTATACCTGTAGCAGTATTAGTCTGACCTAGTTGCTGTCCTAAACGTTGTGGTGTAATACCTATTACTTCAAATGCTTGCTGCTTAAAATATGTAGCTAACTGAATACGTGATAACATCCTTTGTGTTTGCTCTAGGTTTAATACCTGGAAGTGCTGGAAGTTAAGAGCGTTTTCTGTATTAGTGATTGAAGTATCTAATGGTAACATCCCAAAGTCCTTCATTGCAACATATGCTTTAGCTAAGTTACCTTTACCCCAGTCTTCTCCTAATGAGTGCTGTGGTAGAGTATTCTGATCTAGCATTATTACTGAACCTATTTCATCTACTAGGATATCTGCTATCTGATTGTTTACTATGTTGTAAGCTATCTGGAATGGCTTCATTAAATCTACCAATGCTACAGACTTTGTATTTCTATCAGAGAATACTCTTCCCTCTACAGGAAGCTTACATCCGTATAGTGTACTATCTCCTTTAAATTGGAACTTCATTGGTTTAATTCTGTTCTGCATAATACCTAGGTACATTGGATTTATACCTCCAGGATTCTGCATACCCCACCATGATGGCATGTTAGGACCAATCTTAACACCACCATATGTATGGTTAATCCATATCCAATCTATATGTTCACCAAATACTAGATTGTCTTTTGTTTTATTCTTAAAGAATGTAGTATCATACATTGGCTTATCAACTACTTGATAGTGCTCATCTATAATTTGATTTACTACAGATCCATCTTCATCTATCTTAGTAAGGTGACCTACTTTACGTTGTGACTTCCAATATGCAGTTGTTACACGTAACATATGCGCAGTACCCATATCATAGTAGTCTTCTGACTCACCCATGATCCAGTTAATGATATCACCTCCATTATACACGAAGTTATCATACATAGATGTAAACTGTCTGTACTCTAGAGAAGGTCTATTAACGTTCCAGTCATGAGATCTAGTAGCATCATAGTATGTACCATCATTTTGATATCCTTGTATAGGGTAACCAGCAGATCTTACAGGATAAATAGCCTCAACAGATTCTAATTGCTCTTGAGACATAATCCAACCATACTTATCAATGATATCTGATGCAGTAAGCATTTCTATCTTTCCTACCCAGTTACCTTGAGATATGGTAAAATGTAAGAACTGGATTCCATAATTCAATATCATAATCATCTTCTAACATTCTAAAGTGCCAGAATTCTCTATCAGTAATTAGTGCGTCTTCAAATGCTCTTTCTTCAAGCTCATCCATTTTAAAACGCTCTTCATCTATTAGGTGTTGTTTAGATGCCCACTCTTCACAAAGACTGATATAATCTTTAGCATAGAACTTTTGAATTTCAGGAAGTGACTTAATAGCTTGAGGAGACATCTTTTGTTTAATCTCAGGATCATTAGGATCAGCTCCCATCTCAATCATTTTAGCAGCTAATTTTTGCTCAGCTTGCTGCATTAATGATTTTTCAATGTCAGATTGTTTAGCTGCCATGATCTCGTTGTAGGTATACTCATCTACAGCTCTAAAGTTTACTCTCGTGTTTCTTTTAGAAAATTCAGCTGTAAGTACTTTAACTACATTAGGAATGATTGGATAAAACTTAAGCTCAAGAGCGTTAGGGTAATCTCTACCTAGAGTATCAACAATGTCTCTGTACTCATTATCATCTTCCATTAGATAATCAGTCTTATCTATGATGCCTTTAGCAAGTTTGTAGTTTTTCATTAACCTACGCGCATTTCTGCGTATCTGCTTAAGACCTTGCCATTCTAACCAGTCCATATTCCATGCTGCCCAATCATCATCTTTATCCTTTACAGGTAAGAATTGAAGGGGCTGAGTAATATTACCTAAGCGGTTATATTCAGCTTTTTTACCTTTCTTGAGTTGGAGTGCGTTTAATATTTCCATTATTTTAATTTTCTATATGGTATTCTAGGTAATCTGTTTCCAGATATGCCACCTTTTTTGTTGCCCATGTGCCTAAAAGGGGTACTATTTAATTTATATAAATTATCTGACATATGCAAGTTTTTAGTCCTTGTATCATCAACACGTTTTGAGTATCCTCTATTTGACTGCTGAACTTTAGCAAATGCAATGAGTGCTGCTAGTGAAACTAATCTATCCACGTTGACTCCAGGTCTATATTGTTCCATCTCTACTAAAGCCATATAATCAGGTAATCTTTCTATACCATATGTTACTTTAGTTACTGTACCATCGCTATCTGTTTCTTGACTAACTTCTTCAGTTAACCAGCCAATAAGATAACTTAATAGATGCGATTTAAATATTGTACCTGTGTTTTTCCATCCATAATCAGAGTATACAGTTTTGTTAGCTCCAATGTCTTTAAGAAAAACAATTTGATTTTTAGGAACAAGATACTTTTGCTTTCTTCTTTCAATCATGTATTGAATAAATAAAGAAACGTTGTTCTCTACAACAGTCCAAGCATTGTACCACTCTATAATAAGCTCTAGTTGTTCATGTGTTTTACCTAAGTCATCATATCTACCACACCATGATGCTACTATATAATCTCCTTCTGCATGATTCTCTACTCCTTTATCAGTAATTCTGGTTACCTCTACTGGATTTTTGTATACATATATAGAACAAAGTGATTCAGATGTAGTAGTCTTACCTTCACCTACAGGGTCAATAGATGCATAATATGTACCCCATTTAGAGTCAGGAACAGGTCTTTCATAAACAACAAGTACTCCTTTTTTATCTTCCCGCTTCTTATCTACAGGAAATTCCATTATAGGTTGTCTACGTGAAGGTTTAGGATTTATACCTCCACCTAGCATTCTTTCAAGTTCAATAAATTCATAAGGATACTCCTTGTCTTCTACCTTTCTTTTTTGTGCCCCTACAAGTAGCAATGGGAATATTGATTCATCGCGGAATGCAAATGCTTCCTTAATGTTCATAGGATGCTGAGATATACGTAACTGATATAGTTCAGGAGATAAATCTCTTTTCCATTCTTCTCTAATACGTAACATACCTGCTACAGCTGACTCTACAAGTGAATTACCATATTGATCTATATATGGTTTCATTGACCATTGTTCTGGAATAAACAATCCTGTTCTACCTACTAGACCTGTTTCATCTATAAGATTAGATTCAACAGCATACATGCCATTAGCATCAGGTTTTCTAGTAAATTCTTCTAGTGGTTTACATTGAGATAAATCACCTACAGATCCTGCACAAATAAAAAGACCTGTAGTTATTTCTCCTGACTGCATTGCTGGTCTTAAGTATTCAAATGTTTTATCCATTGTAGGAGCAATACCTGCCTCTTCATAGAAGAAGTAAGAACAAGGACCCCCTACACCTTTTGTATCAGATTGCTCAAAAGACATACCTTGTAACATTCCTTTTAAACCCTTCTCTTGCTTACGTCCATTTTCTGTTACTTCAATCTTCTGCTGCCATGTTAATACTTTTCCTGGATTCATTGGTCTATACCATGCTGTCTTAGAGTTAAGGAATGCACGATACTCATCTAAGAACTTCCATGATCCTTCTAGACCTATATAGTCTTTAAGTGATGCTCCTAGCTTTAAGATAACCCCAGGTTCAAACCATATCTGATTTATAAACTTACCCATATGAAAATATGAAGAAGCTATCTGACGTTTCTTTAATATAGATGCGTGTTTGTAGTTTAACTCTGCTAAGCACTCATATAGTGCCATGTGATATTGTGCATCACGGATACCTGCGAAGTCAAAGTTCTTTTTCTCCTTATCAAATATTGGAAGGAAATTGAGCCACATATAGTAGTCACGTGGTAAGTACCAAGTTTTTTCTCCATTTTTAAATATTGCTCCTTTACGGCATTTATCTTTTTGATCATTCCAATAGTTAATAAAGTCTTTACTCATATAAGGAGCAAGACAGTACACTTCACCATTTTCTTTGAATTTACGCGCTTGTTCATTAAACATTAAAGCACCTTCATCAAATTCATATTTACCTGGTTCTTTAAATAAAGGAAGTAGGAATTCTATAAAATCTGATCTAGTATCAAAGGACATTGTTGTCCATTCACCATTATCCCATGTAGGGATTACATATTCTGGATCATAACTGGTCATAACCTAAATTTTGGCCTCCTCTTACTGATGTTTTACTTTGCTCTGCTTCCAGATCCTTGAGTACTCCTTTAAAGGATTCTCTAATAGCCTGAAAGTTTTTAGCTGCAGTTATGAGAGAATTGATGTTTCCATCTCTACCTGCAGTAATGTTTGCAGTTTCCATATAGTAACTTAAGTTATCTAACATTTTTGCAATACCATTATAAGCTCTTAATGTTGGAGTAGTGTACAAGATAGTACATTTTTTTATAGCGTGTGTAATTAAATCATCATCTGTTGATACATCTAATCCAATGGATTCTACAATAAGATCTTCTTTATCATCTTCAGGAGCGTTAAAAAATGGATTTAATTCTGGATTAGGACATGTCATATAGAAGATATACGCATATACCTTAAGATGATTATCAGGATAGTTAACCATGATATCATGTAGCCAGTTAATAGTATAACAGTGTTCTGTTGCTTTTACTACTCCATTTTCAACTTCAAAAAGTTTGATTGTCATTTCTTTTTATTTTTAAATTCTGGATTAGCTTGAAGATACTTAATAATGTTAGTTACTTCTTTTTTAAGATAAGGCAATTCATAAGGAACTACTTTATCAACTATGGGATTTCCATCAGAATCTTTTTCATAAACAGGATTGCCGTATTTATCTACTCCTGACTTTTTGAATATTATATGCTCTAGTATAATCTTACCTGGTTTTAGATTAGGATTATGTTTGATCATAATGTAAAGGTATATAGATAACTGTATTGCATAGTGAATAAAGTTACAGTCATCAAGATGATCAATAGGATGTAACATCTTTTCACTTACACCTTCCCAGTTTGTAAATGACTGCGTTTTTATCTCCTTATTAGTTTTGTAGTCATAGATATCTATTACATCCTGTACTACTTCTACTCTATCAGCCTGTCCACATATACCTGCAGACTTTAAAAACACCATGTGCTCAGGGTATATTCCAGGTGTAAGATTTTGATCAGGAGCTACTTTAATGCCATTATCTTCTATAGGTTTAACTATATTAAGATCAATACCTAATCTTCTAATAGTATTACATGACAATAGATCTTCTTCTCTTTGATTATGATACCAAGATCCTAATTCAATTGCTACTGAATTACTTTTATCCCATATCTCCATTATTTCTTTAGGAGTAAGACCATACCATTTAGAACGTTTATTTTTAGATGATTTAAGTGCTTGTGCTTCTTTATCAAATTCTTTCTTAAATAAACTGATAACACTTGTTACACTTATCCAATTTATGTTTTCGTCTTGATTTATGCTTTGGTATTTGTGATCTGCTGCTGTGAATTGTATTGCCATAATTAATCTTCTGGAGGGGTTAATAATTGCATTGCTAATTCATATCCTTCACGTCCATCAAAGGAGTTATGAATTATTAAAGTTGACATATCATCAACTGCTTTTGCTCTAGGTCTACAAGAACATGTTCTTTTAAGTTCATGCATCTCATCGTCATCTATAGGAACAATGTGGTATGCATAAGTTTCATCATCATCATTTATATCGTAAGTTGCCCAAGTCATAGTTTATAGTTTAATCGTTTTCTTCTTCATCTTCTTCTAATGCTCTCCAATATAGATAAGGACAAGCAGAAGATAGAGATCTTGTTTTATATGCTAAAGAACATCCACATTCTGAACAACATGGTTGTGTACCTGTAAAAGCACATTCAGTTCCTTCTTCATCTAGTTCTTCACATTCATTGCATATAGCCATTCTTTCTGCTGCTATGCGTTCAACATATCTTTTTCTAAAGATTGTATTCCATACTCCTTCAAATATCAAATGCCTATTAGTCCAGATATCTTTTAGTCTACCCATTTTTTTTAGCTTTATGTTCAAGTTTACGATAATACTGTTCTGTAAAAAAGCCAGATGCTTTCATTACTCTTTCTAATTTTTCTTCTACATCTTTTTTAATACGCATCTGATTAAATGTTTCAGGTGATTCTAATGCATTTAAATGACCTTTTAAACGAAGCTCTAGTTTGTGTAACTCTTTTTTCTTTATCCTAAATGTACCAAGTTTATCAATCTTTACATTGATTGATTGAATATCATTTAATGATTTACGTAGCTCACTATAGAAAAAACCTACAGCGTCAGATACAAGCATCTCATCAATACCAGTTTCATCTGCTGTAGGTTTAATAAAGTGTTTATGATTCTTTGGTATCAATGTGAACGATTTTATAATCTAAAACAATATTACCAGCTGTTTGAATTTGTAATTCATCACGTAGTTTTATCTTCTTTCTACTTGTTCCATTTTTTTGGATAAGATCCATTTTTTCAGCTTTAGTAAGAAAGTTACGCGCAGTTTGGGATACCTTAAAGATATTTTCATCAACTGTATAGTTACAGAATTCAGACAAATCAGTTTCACCACATACACCAAGTAGAGTTAAACAATCTAATTCAGCCTCGCTGTATGATATAGAATTAATAAATGAATGAGATATAAGCTGATACTTAATGATATCTCTTTTGCTCATTCTAATTCTCTTTTCAACTAAATTAGCTTTAGGCATGGTTATTCAGGTTTTTGAGATTCTTCTTCCTGTTCTTCTTGTGGAGGTGCAGTTATGTGAGCCATCTTAAGCTGTGCCATAAGACCTCTAAGCTTTTCCTCTTCAATATCTGCAGACAACTTTTCAAATTCTAATTGAACTTTTAAAAATTGAATTCTGTCTTTATAAAAATGAAGGGTGTTCTTTCTGAGCTCAGCAATTTGTTCTGCTGTCAGCTCCTGTTGGTTTTCTGTTTCTGACATAATTATCTTATTAAATATATACAAATATAATAAAAAATAGTTAACTAAAATATATTTAATAAAAAAGGCTCCCGTAGTAGGAGCCTTTAGAAGTAAGGAAGATTGAGAAAAGGTTACTTCTTTTTAGCCATCTTTTTGGCTAAGGATGCATTACCTTCTAACATGCATATAGATGATGTTGGGTAAGCAATTAGTTTAGTAGCGTCAATAGGTCCCATTTGATATAGACGTTTATTACCTGTAGAGGTGATTGTTTTTTTACTGTTTTTCATATTATCTATTTTTAAGTGTAAAATTTAAGATAGTTATCATATAGAATTCTCTTGATACATCAGCTTCTATAATTAGAAAATCTACTGCTCCTAATCTTAATTTGATAGCAAACTTATCCCAAAGTTTGTTTTTTGATTTCCATCCATTTCTAATTTTCATACTATTCTTTTATTTCAAAGTGCATCCAATCATAGTCTTTTTCTACTCCTAAAGAAATAAATCCATGTCTGTAAAATATATCTATCATAGGCTTGTATTCTGGCCTAGCAAAACGTGCAGTACGTTTTGTTTCTTTTAGTGTATTTCTAGCAGGATCAAGGTCTACTGCTATTCCCCAAGCATGTTTACTCCAAGAAGCTCCTCCACGCATTTTGCGGTAATTAAAACAACCTCCAAAAAGATCAATACCAAGTTCTTTTATTCTTGCTGATCCATAGTGAGAAAGAAGATCATTAAATACAGCAAGAAGGTTGTCAGCTATATCTTTATGACATCTTACTCTACTTGTTGTAGTGTCAGTATCCCATGCTATACGCAAAGGATAAGGACATATAATTGTAGTTAAATAACCTGCACCTGTTTCATTAGGTTTGCCGTATTTAGCTGTTGCTTGTGCTGTAGTTAACATATTATTTGGTTTTCATCTGGATCTTAACAAGTTCTTGTACCACGTCAGATAGTTCTCCAACTTTAGTTGCCATATTCTTAATCTCTTGTTGTGTTGTCTCTTGGATCAACTGATATTTAAGACGGTGCTCTTGCTCTAGAAGCTCTATTTTACCTCTCAACTTTCCTTGTTCAGTGAAATGATTATGACTGTCATCAGAAAGTTGCTTAATATCTTTAATAATTGTAGTGTAAGCTGTTCTAGTAAAAAAGCCTATAAGTCCTAATACTGTGGCAACTATGAAAAGAATGATTGGTGTGTCCATGGTTTTTACAAATAAATATAATATAATATAAGTAAAAATACGTAATTATCCTAGTCTTCTGACTCTTTTTTATCTTCTACTGTAAGTTGAGATAACGCTGCTGTCACTCCTCCTACTGCTACTAAGTAACCACTAGCAGTAATTAAAGCTGCGGGTAAAGCTACAGGAGCTGCAATAAGAGCTGCACCTAGTGCACCTGCTACTAATCCTACACGTTGTACTTTCTTCCAAAATGTTGGAGTCTTAGAACTCCATCTGTCTTTAAGTGTTTTCATAATTAAGAGTTAAATTCTACTGAATTGTATTGTGCTTTTATTGTTCCGTCTTGCAATGTAAAATTGTATAAATAAGGAAAATAAGGAACAATGTAAATATTTGCAATTGCCTCAAATGTAGCTTGGTCTGAAGTCCAATCTGACATTACAACAACATAAGATATTATATTATTAATATCGCAAAATACAACATTCCCGTATTGTTCTAGTTCTTGCACTAAAGCATTTCTATCTACTGCCATATTTAATATTTAAAACGTATATTCATTCTATAACTAAATCTAGTTCCATTACCTGTAGGAAAAGCAGGATCATTATTTGCATAAGCCCCTTTATTTGTTATTAAGGTTGACTCTGCAGAACCAAATCCACTTGTCCAACTTCCATCACGATTTTCCCATCCTAATATTAAATTGCTTGTCCCATTATAACAAAAAGGCGTATCAAAATTAATAACTAACCATCCACTTGTTGATATAGTCCAGTTAAATGTTTTTACAATACTCACGTCTGAAACTGGCATATCTGACCAATTAATAGCTGGATTGGCATCAAATGTTGTTGTTGCAGGTGCTAAATGCGCTAATTTAATTGTTTGGTTGTTGTATGTGTAAGGAACAGTATACCCACCTATTTCTATCTCTATTCCTGTAATTTGTTTTGCTCCTGCCATTTCAGCAGCATTCCAAATCATAGAAGTCCAAGAAAAATTAAATAATCCATAAGCAGGATATTGAAAAATGTTAGTTGTGCCAGTACCAACTTGAAGGTTCAAACCTTGAACATTTACACAGCCTCCTAAATTGCTGAAATATGGATTTATAATCATTGACATAACTTATGCTCTAGTTCCTATTAAAGTTATTTTTAGCCCTCTTGCTCCCGCTGTACCTACAGCATCTATATCTACAGTAATCTCTCCATCATCTGTAAGGGCAGAAGTAACAATAGTTGCAGGAGTTGCTGCAGTTACAGTTGTTCTTTCGTTATTATCAAATGTAAGTTTTGTACCTAACACAGATACACCATTTAGATTAATATCTACAGTAAGCAATGCTCCTGCTGTTTGTGCTGTGGTTAGTGAAGCTCTAACTGCTGTTAATGTCATTGCGTGAGGCATTCTGAAAGTTACCTTTGCAGTTCCAGTAGTCAAGTTTGTGGTTTCATCCGAAGCAGCAGCTTGAACTTCAGCAGGTAAAGGTTGGAATGCTGTTGAACCTAAAGTTGTACTTGTTAAAACTTGTCCTGCAGAACCAGCTCCATTTGGCAATGTATATTGACTATTAATTTCTACACCTGCAGATTTAACTTCAAGCTTTCTTGTTACCGCCGCAATTGGATCTACAGTTTGTAATCGTGTATATTCTGGCGTTATATCTATTCCTGATCCTTCTCCAGTTACGTTATTAAAATTATTCCAACTATTGAAAGCTTTATTTACAACAAAATCTACACCTTTAGTAGAGCCATCATCCATATTAACACTAAACTGACCATTTGCAGTTATATCAGTAAATGCAAGAGGTTGTGCGTTCAAGTCTAAACTTCTTGGTCCTGTTATTGTACCATCAGAGTTGTATATGTTAACCCCACCACTTGCTGCTTGCCAAGTACCATTACCACTAGCATCAGATGTCAAAACATGACCTGCTGTAGGTGTTGTAGTTAATTGGAAAGTAGTAGTCTTTGTTTGACCAACAACCTCTAAGTTTTGACCACTTGTATTTTTGGTATTATCAACAGTAAATTTACCATCTAAACTTATTTGAGCAGTATTTATATTTATAGTCTTACCTGTACCACCACCTGCTGTACCTAGAAAAATTCCTGATGGGCCAGCATCTATTAAAGTGCTGCTAGAGCCATCATCTGAATTAAATCTAAATGTACTTGCAAATAATCCATCATTAAAAAATAAGTCATTACCTGCTAAATCAACTTGTCTATCTCCTGATACAGTTCCGTCAGTGTTGTAAATATTTGTATCAGAAACAGTATTAGCAATAGTAAAGTTTGGATATGTTCCTGTTACATTAATACCCGTACCTGCAGTAAGCGCTACAACTTGATCAGGTGCAGAATTTGTAACGGTTAAATCAGTTGCACTACTTGACAAAGAAATGCCTGTTCCTGCTGTAACACCTTTAGTTGCAAGTGTAGGGCCAGTTCCATCATTTATAAGAGTTTCTGTTCCACCTGCAGAAGTGAGTGTTACTCCTGTTGTAGGATCAGTATTACTTATAGTAAAATTAGGGTAAGTACCTGTTACGCCAATCCCTGTTCCAGCATTAAGTACTACTATTTGGTCAGGAGCTGAGTTAGTAACCGTAATTGTACCACTACTTGTAATAGGATTTGTTCCTGCTAATGAAATACCTGTTCCCGCAGTGATTCCTGCTGAAGTAACTGTACCAACACTCCAAGTTCTATCTGCTGATAAATCTTGTGTTGTACCATTTATAGTAACATTTCTAGTAGATGGAACTTTACTATTGAACGTATTCCAATCTGTAGAAGAAAGATAACCATCTGATGCTGCACCTGACTGACTTATACTAATAGCAGGTGTTGCACCTCCTGAAGATGCTATTGGAGCTGTACCTGTTACACTTGTTACTGAACCTGTAGGTATAACTTGATTAAGTGTAGTAGTAGCTACTGAGTAATTTGTATTTCCTTCTGTATGAAAAGTAATTGAGTTAGTAGTAGAGTCTGTATTAGTTACTCTAACTTTAACTACAATTCTGTCTGTTGTAAGTACAGTTGATGCGGGGAATACACCATCAGTAAGCAACATAACTGCTGCTCCTGTAAGAGTTGATGTAGGAACCGCATCTGTTGTTAACAATAATGTTTCTATTCCACCTAGATCTCTTTTGTATACATCAGCAAATACATCCCAAGAATCTCCTGTTGTTCCTGAAAAATGTAAATAAAAAGCCCATCTTCCTCCAGGGATATTTGTAGTACCTGGTACACCTGATGGTGTTTGAAATGATTGGATAGTTACTGTTGCACCTGATGCTACTGAAGTTACAATAGTTTGCTCTGCTGAAGCTGTAAGTGTAGAAGTAAATTCTTTATATGGAGTTTGAGTTACACTTTCATTTAGATAATAAGTAATAGTACCCGTTCCACCTGGAATATTTACTGTAACATCATCTCCAATAGCACTAGCTGTAACACCGTCTCCTATAAAGTTTATACTATTTACATCAGGTGTAATTGATACTCCTTCTTCTTGAATATCAATTCTCTTCTTTATGTTGATTTCTGTACTCATTTTAATATGTTTTATCTACTTATTTCTTCCCAATCTACTGAAGCATAAGCTCCTAAAGTTCCTCCTGTAGCATCAATAGCTATTTCAATAACTATTTCAAAAGCTGTCCCCGTAAAACTATTTCTTTCAAGTTGACTAGCAAATAATGCTTCTTTTAATATATTAATACTAGGAGAACCTTGATTAGATGAATTTATATACCCTTGTGCTAATATTCTACCTCCTGAAACAGAAGCTCCCGTAAGATTATATTCAACAGATGAATCAACTCCAGCAGAAACCCATGCACCTCCTGTGATAATAGCCCCATTTACAATTCTCCATGCATAGTTTTTAC